TTCTGAACCAGAATAATAAAATTTAATTTCAAACTCAGAGGGTGGTATTAAAAAGCCTTTTCCTAAAGTATCGGATAATTCTGGAGCTTGATGAAATCTCAACCTTTCAATAATTTTCTGAACTTCAAGTGCTTCTTTTTCATCTCTTGGATAAAACATAAAATCAAATTGAAATGACCTAAAACTAGGAGAAACATAAAGCATTTCCAACATAGGATTTATAACATTATCAGTAACAGCAAAAGCACCAAGTGTTCCAACATCACCTAATGCTTTATTTGCGGCAAGAAATCCAAGAGCAGCTGTAGATTTTGTTATGATTCTTTTCAAATCAATTTCATTAGGTTTTTTTCTACCTGTCATTAAATCTTCTACATCTGAACCACCGGCAGCAACAAGTTGGCCAAGCATTGAATTACCTGGCCGAACATCTGTGTATGATTGAGTATATGAAAAATTTAAAGTATCCGGCATGTATAGTGCAATTGCATCAGTTGTTCTTGTAGTTTTTTTCAACAATCCAAATCTATTATCAGTTAGAGTTTTAATATTATTTGAAATTATTTTTTGAGTTTCTACTCCACTTCCAGATAAAACATTACTTCCACCAGAAGGACCAAAAATATCATTCACACCATCACTAATTCCTTTTGAGGCATTTGGAAAACTTTTTGTAAAGGAATCACTTATTTTACCCAATACACCATTTGTTGCATTATTAATTTGTCCTATAGCAGAACCCATTTTACTCATTACTGGACTGGCAAAATTAACTCCTGATTTTCCCTGCACCACATTTGATAACTCATCACCAACAGAATAACCCGAATAATCATTTTGGTTTTGAAAGCTTTCATCTGAATACGAACTTCTATCTTGTTGCCTGACATAAATCATCATATAATGTCCTTTGTCGGCCGAACCAAGGTCGAGAGGATATTTAAAAGTATTTGATTCAAATTTATTATTATATAAAGGTGACAGAGGCCCTTTAGCTCTATCTGTAGCACCTTTACTAAAAGTTGTTTCAAAAAAACCGAATAGTGACATATTGTTCCTACAATTGTTATAGATAGTATTTATGTCATATAAAGGAATGTTTCGTCCCAAAAACCCAAAGAAGTACAACGGCAATGCAGATAAGATTGTATACCGTTCCACATGGGAAATCAGAGTAATGAAGTGGTTAGATGACAACCCCAAAGTTATCTGGTGGGCATCGGAAGAGTTGCCGATACCTTATAAGTCTCCTATTGACCAAAGAGTGCATCGTTATTTTCCAGACTTCATCGTTAGGATCAAACGGAAAGATGGTCAGGAGATGACGATGGTGCTGGAAGTAAAGCCAGAGTCACAAACAAAACAACCAGTCCGAAGACGTAAAACGGCACGGTTTATTCAAGAATCCGCAACATATGCCATCAATCAAGAAAAGTGGCGAGCAGCTGATTTATTCTGCAAAGAACATGGATGGCAATTTAAAGTGCTTACTGAAAAAGACTTAGGCATTTGAGATAAATAGATAATGGCAAAATTAATTGATAGAATCAAAACATCACTTGCAAAAGAAGGTTTAACTCCTAGAACCAATGCATCTAGAGCATGGTTACGGGCAAAAGTGAAAGATTTAAAGCCGACTTCAGATGGATTAATGACAGACAGGCAAAGACTTAGAAATTCTTCTATGATTGGAAAAATGTATTTCTATTTTTATGATCCAAAGACAAAAGATTCAATGCCTTATTATGATAGGTTTCCTCTAGTGATTCCTATTGAGCGATATAACGATGGATTCTTGGGACTAAACTTACATTACATTCATCCAAAAAACAGGATGATTTTGTTGGATAAATTAAGTGATACAACAAGTAATGGTACTTATGATGAAAACACTAAACTGAAAATTAACTACAGATATTTGGCGGCTGCATCAAGAGTATTTGAAGCAACTCCTTGTATTAAAAGATATTTATTTACTCAAATAGAATCTCGATTTTTAGAAATCACTGCTGATGAATGGGACATTGCTGCATTGTTGCCTGTAGAATCATTTGTTGGTGCCAGCACAAGTAAAGTTTACGCAGACTCAAGGAAAAAATTCTAATGTCATTTTCACCGAATCTATTTCTCGCAAATATTAGGTCCAAAGATGGTCCAGCAAAGACTTCACGATTTGAAGTTATTCTTCCTATACCAAAATATATTGGCAGTTTTGTTCAAAGTTCTGTTCTTGAAAAGATTTTAAATTTTCCAAATTCAATTTTTGGTAATGTATCCGATGCAATAAATTCGGCAATCGGAAAAGATGGAGGTTCTTCACAGGGAGCAAATCCAGCTATTTCAAGAAGTTTAGCTTTACAATGTGAATCAGCAGAATTACCAGGAAAAACATTACAAACACATGATGCTAGAGTTTATGGACCAAATTTTAAAGTTCCCTATTCAACACAATATGCTGGTGATACAACATTGACATTTTTATGTACTAATGAATTTTATGAAAGGAAATTATTTGACCGTTGGTTAGAAGCAATTAGTCCAACCGATACAAATAATGTAAGATTTCCAAAAGGACAAGAAACAAGGTACATGACAAACATTAAAATTATTCAATATGATGATTTTATTAAACAAATTTATGCAATAGAATTAATTGATGCATTTCCTGTTGGAATAGCACCACAAGCATTAAATTGGAGTGATGATGCTTTTCATAGATTATCAGTTCAATTTTCTTATCAAAAATATAAAACCATATACGATGGAACTTATGATGTTGGAGCTGCAGCTGCTGCTCTTTTTGGATCCGCAGCATCTAGGTTATCACCACTTGGAAGAGCACTTTAATTATTAACAAGCGAGGACATTATGTTACCTAAAATTGATACACCCATCTATGAAACAAAATTAATTTCCACAGGAGAAGTTATAAAATTCAGACCTTTTTTGGTCAAAGAACAAAAACTTTTCCTGATGGCTTCAGAATCAGGAGAATCAAAAGATACAATATCAGTTATTAAACAAGTTTTAAATAATTGTATATTATCCGATATCGATGTTAATTCATTACCAACTTTTGACCTTGAGAATCTTTTCTTACATCTTAGAGCTAGATCCGTAGGAGAAGTTGTTAATTTGAAATTTAATTGCAATAATGTAGTAAAGAATGAAAACAATGAAGATAAAGTTTGTGGCAATTTAGTAAAAATTGATGTTAATGTTTTAGAAATTGAACCAACATTGAATGAAAAACACAACAGTAAAATTGAAATTACACCAAAATTAGGAATTGTTTTAAAACATCCAACTTTTGATTTAGCCTCTAAATTAGATTCTTCCGAAAAAGATGTTAATACTATTGTGGATATTATAATTGATTGCATTGATTACATATACGATGAAGAAAATATGTACTATCCAAAAACAACACCAAGAGAAGAACTTGTTGAATTTATTGATAGTTTACAACAAAAAGACCTTGAAAAAATTCAAAACTTTTTTGATACTATGCCAAAAATTACTAAGAAACTAGAGTTTAAATGTTCGAAATGTAATTATGAAGAAAAGATTACACTTGAAGGAATTCAAAGTTTTTTCGTATAAATTTAAATCATGAAAGCCTTGGTAATCACTATCAAACTAATTTTGCATTAATGCAACACCACAAATATAGTTTGACAGAATTGGATAATATGTTACCTTGGGAAAGACAATTGTATGTGGATATGTTAATAAGACATATCGAAGAAGAAAATGAGAAACAAAAAGAACAACAGAGAGCAAGACGATAATGGCAACTTTAGCAGAAAATTATAAATCACAATTAGCCGGCCCAACAGTTGCGGGTGATATAAAATCTATAAAATTAAATATTGCTAAATTAGTTACAATTCAAGGTGGAACTCCGGCAACTAAAGCATCTTCTTTTTTCAATCAATCGAAAACTAAAGAAGATGCATATGAATCAAGTTTTTTGAAAAAGAAAGATACGTCTCCAACTCAAGTATCTAAAACTTCTGGTTCATCTGGTGGTAGTTTTTTTGATAGTATAGGTGGTTTCTTTAAATCATTATTAACTGGAGGCCTAATTGCTGGTGCGATAGCAGTTATAGGTAAAATATTGGAAGATGAAGAAACTAGAAAATCTATAAAAGGACTTTTAGTTGATACATTTGAAGCAATTTTTAATGGTATTAAAAATATTATCACTCTTGCTGGAGAAGCATTAAGTGATCCTAAAGTTATTAAATCTATTATTGATGTTTTTGTTGAATTAGGTAAACAATTATTTAATGTAGTTAAATCGATAGACCAAACTTTAAAAAATGAACTTGGTGTTCCTGGTGGACTTTTAAGTGTTTTAGCTGTTGGAGGAACTTTATATGCGGCTTTTGCACTATTAATATCTGCATTAGCAGGATTAACAGCAGCTGCTGGTACAGCCGCTGCGGCTTGGGGTGCAAAAGTTGGTGGATCAATTGGACCAGGAACAAAACCTGGAACACCTGGAACAACACCATCAGGAACAAAACCTGGAACACCTGGAACAACACCATCAGGAACAAAACCTGGAGCACCTGGAACAACACCAGCGGGAACAGCAGCAACAGCTGAAAAGATTGCTGAAAATAAAGCAAAACAAGTAGCTGCAGAAAGAGGTGCAATGAGAGCAGTTGCAATTAAAGGTGCAGCTAAACAATTTGGTAAAATTGCATTGGCGGCGGTAACAGGTCCAATTCTTGGATCTTATTTAACAGCAGAGTTTTTATATTCTATAGCAAATTTATTATCACCTAGTGAATTGGCCGCAGTAGAAACTCATACGAAAACATTAGAATCAATACAAGATGATGTTGATGAAGTGATTAAAAATTATAATGATGGAAAAATAACAGAAGATGGTTATAATAGAGCATTGCAAGGATTAGCAACAAAAGCTAAAACAGTTGAGCAGAGACTTGATGCCCTTAAAAAACAAATTATAAAAAGGATGCAAGAAGAAGGACAGGACACTTCTAGTGTTAAAAAAACATTTGAAGAGTCAGAACAAAGAATTGCACAGAGAATTGCAGGTGATAAATCTCCAACACCAGTAAGTCGGCAAGCATCAGTAAGAGCAATAGATAACGCTACTATTAAATCTCCAAAATCAATTAGTGACGAACAAAATAAGTTAGGAATGGCGTATGAATCTGCTAAATTTAGCGGCAATGCAGCATCGTCACCAAGAACAAACACAAATTTACTAGACCTGATTGCATCAGCTGAATCGGGAAAACAGGGTTATGATGCGGCGAACAAAGGAAAAGCTGGAGACACGCCAAACGGAATGCCTGGACTTTCTAATATGACAGTTGCAGATGTGATGAAATTACAAGCTGATAAAAAATTATTTGCAGCGGGAAGATATCAAATAATTCCTGATACACTTGCAGGACTAATATCAGGAAAATACGGAAACACTGGTGTTAGTTTAAATGATACTTTTAATGCAGAGACACAAGACAAATTAGCAACAGCACTAATTAACAAAAGATTAAAACAAGGCGGCGGGGATCCAGTTAAAACACAACTAGCACTATCACAAGAATTTGCTTCTATTGCTGATCCAAACACGGGAAAATCTTACTATGAAGGAAAAGGAGGCAACAAAGCGTCCATTTCAACAGAACAAATACAAGCATCTTTGTCTGGAACAGGAACAACACTCGCATCAAATAAATCATTATCAATTGATGGAAAAACATTACCACAACAATCTGAGAAAGACCCATTAGAAAATGCAATAGAAGGTATGATAAGCTCTATTGCAACATATCTTGCACCACTCGCAACACAATCAAGTAAAACTAATCAAACTCCAGTAAGCATATCATCAGGAGGTAGTTCTGGTGGAATTAGTTCGTCTTATGACAATGAATTGATTCAAACATTGATTGGTTTACAATCCGTATCGACATAAAAAAACCCTGCCGAAACAGGGTTCAAACAAAGTCTTATTTGTTTATTGTGCAAGTGATTTGAAGTAATCCAAATCTTCATCTTCTGTAACTGGTTTATCAATCACAGAAATATCATCATCATTAAACTTGCTTACTACGGCAGTATCAGCCTTAGTTACAGGTGCGATACCTTCAAAACCTAAAACTTTTTCAAGGCGGGTCTTGAGTTGGTCATAAGGTTTGAATTGTTTCTTCTCTGTAAAATCTTTCAGAGAATATTCTTTCTTCCACAGTTCTTCAAGTTTAGTATCATCACCATCAAGTAATGCAGACTTAGCAGCAAATTCTGATTTATCATAATTGCGATAGCCTTCAACATTACGAATCTTCAACTTGAAGTTAGCACCTTCCCATAAATCAAATGGGTTAACAGGTGTCTCATCTGCAAACTCAGGATTCATTGCTTCAGTAATCTTATCAAAGATTTTCTTACCGAATTTGTATAAACGAATTTCACCTTCGTTAGATGAATTACTTGGGTCTGATACGACCAGAATGTTTGCAACGTAAGTCAACTTGCGTTTTTGTTTACGAGCAATTTCTTTATTGGCTTCGATGCCAGAATTCCATAGTGTATTGTTATGTTCACAAACTGGACACTTCTCATTAAGAGTTGTGAGACAGTTATCAATGAACCAACCACCAGGTCCTTGAAAACCATGACTGAATGTGCGAACCCATGGAAGAGCATCGTCACCATCAACCGCAGGAGCAGGTAGAAAACGAATAACGGCCATGCCATTACCTGCCTTATCTACTTCTGGTTGCCAGAAACGTGTGTCATCTTTGGATCCTGCCTCAGCAGGTTGAGAGGTTGCTTCAATCGCTTTTGTAAGTGTTTTGATATCACTACGATTGCGCTTAAGATTAGCAAATGAACTCATATGTATTTTCCTTGTATAAATTGTATGTTAATATATTTTCTTATCCACATTATGCATTATATCAGATTATATATGTCTTCTGTAACCAGAGATTTCAGTTTCAACAAAGTGTTACCGACCTCTTTATGCAGAATACCTATACCACCTGCCGCATTGAATGATTGAATTACATCAGGTGTATCATCAATAAGGATTGTGTCTGGTTTTGCATATTCGGATTTTGTTTTCCGACTTGCAACGACATTCGCCTTAAAAATAATTCCTTTAGAATCCAACCATACTTGCTTCTGCTTTGCTACTTCTGCATGGTGTTTTTGTCCACCAGAAGAAGTTAGCATTTCTACTTCAATCCCATGTTCGTTATGTAGAAAACAAACATAAGTCAGTAGTTCTTTACCACCGGGCCACCAGTCTAAAGTTTCAAACTGATAATTTAGAATGAAATCGTCCCAATGTACATTAAAGTCTTTTCGGTCACGCATTGAACCGGGTAACTCATTGTATCTCTCAAAATAACGGCGTTCAAAATTACAAAGAACACCATCCATATCCAAATAAATCTTAGAGATTTTCATTCAACACCTTTTTCAAAATCAACTTGTATTTTACACTATCTTGTGGTAGAAAAGAGGTATACTTGATACACTTTCGCCTAACTTCTGGCCATCGAATAGTATCATTGATTTTACTTGTCCACATGGGAAAGAATCCAAGAATCTGATTAAGTAGGCACAATGATTCAACTTGTATTTCTTTTCTCAGAGTCTTGGTTAGTAGTACCGGGTAATCACCATCAGTCTTTAATACTTCATTAGGATTAAGTATACAGTCCTCGAAAATAAGTATACAGTCATTTTCAAAAGTGTATGATAGTGATTGAATTACCTTTTGTCTTTTACGAAAATTCATATCAGCCTCTTCTTGCAACAAAGGTCCTACCCATGACCTTTCATCTTCTATAAAATTAGCAACAATAAAATTAATTAAATCTTCTTTGTTGGTATACTTACGAGACAATTTATAGAAGTGATATTTGTCTTTACGATTCTCAAATGCGGTAACACTAATATTAGTTTTACCACCATATTTAAAGTAATCATATGAGTCTGTTGTGAAGTGAAGTTTTAGAGCCTGATAGAGTCCAAATGCTTCATATCCTGATATCATATTGGTAACCGAGCACCCTTTTCTTTTAACATGTTATTATCTAATGCCACATTTTCAATCTTTGATTTTAGATTAGAATTGATTAATGTAGCCGCCACTTCAATTTCAAGTCCAGTTGTTTT